TTCCAGTACCAGATACAAGCTCCTCAAACTTTTCGTTTAATCTATCTGACATTTGAGTATTCCTCGTAATTCTACATTAATTTATTCTATGAATTATTTATGAAATTATAGATTTGAAAGGAAAGCGTTAAAAGCTTTTAGTTTTCTTTCCTCTAAATTTCTACGGGTCGATTCGGAAATATATTTTTTATATTCCGAAACACGGTACTCTTTAAGGATACCGTTATCCCAGACCCACTCTTTCCCTTCCATAATTCCCTGAACGAAAGCATCAGGAGCTGAAGGATCTGCTACAATATCAGCAGCAGTTGCAAGCATAAAGTCATCACGAACATATTTCACTCCATTGCGTTCTTCTAAAGAACCCATGCCTCTAGAAGAAACACCGAGTTTCACTCCTTCATCTAGAAGTGACTTGGCAATTTTACCCATAGGTGTATCTAAGATACGTGCTTTGCCAATAAAGTTTGTACCCTCAGAGCGAAGAGATACAATCTTATGTGACACACGATCTAGATTTACACTAGGTCCATCTGGGTGTCCTAGTTCACCTAGAGCACGACCAGCAGTTACGTATTCTTCATTATATCTTTTAACTTCACGATCTAGAATATCGAACGGATAAATTCTTCCATTTCGGTTTTTTGTTTCTGATTGTAGAAACACTCCCTCAATGTAAAGATTTTTTTTGCCGTTAGATTCTTCAACGAGAACTTGTACGCTCTCGATATTTTCCGTGATGAGTTTCATTGTTCTACTGTGTCTACTGGTTCGTCAAAGTAAGTTGAAGCAACCACCTTTTTGTAATCAGCAATAACTTCAGCGGCCTTTTTATAGAGAAGATCATCAATCTTTTCTAAAGCATCCGCCTTTTTATTGTCATTAATTAAATTTACAATATCTAAAGTTGATTCCATAGTAATAATTAAGTTATATTCTATTTATTAGAACTCGATTTTGGTTGAGATCTCATCGCTTTCATTTCTCTACTATGAGCAGATTCAGCAGATTTTTCATTCCTATCGAATGCCATATCTGCTGATTGTTGTTCACGTTCAAATGAATCTTGTGCTTGCATGTTTTGGATTTCTGGACTCATGGCAGAGTTTTGCATATCCATCATATTCATATTATTCATATCAACAGGATTAACTGCCAGACCAGATTTAATTTCTTTTTTAATTTGTTTATCCATCTCTTTGTATTCCTGCTCAGTTTGCATTAATACTTGACGACGAATAAATTCAACTGAGAAATACTTACCAACGAAAGGATCCATTTGTGTGACAAGTTGAATTCTTTGAAGGTTAAGTTCTTGTTGCTTTAATTCATTAAAGTGATTATCAAATAGATAATCATATTGGATATGCTCTTCCATATCCTCCCAATCTTCAGGAGTAATAATACCCTTAAGGATCAGCTGAGTTTTTAGCATGTCATGGAATAACTCACTAAACTTTTTACGGAGTCTTCCTATAAATTTAGTGAATTTAAGTTCATCCCTGAGAACCTCTGTGGTCTTACCAAGATTAAACCCTTTGTTGTCATCCGTAAGGCGGGAAGGTGGTAAGTTGAGTGAGTTGTAAAGTTTCTTTCTGAAATACTCAACATCCTTGAGTTCACCAAGGTTTTGACCGCCTGGGAGTGTAGTGATCTCAGTTCCTCTACCACCTTCACGGCGAGGTAACCAGAAATCTTCAAGCATTGACATATGTTTTTTATCATCACGAATCTCTCCTGTGCTTGCATCGTAAACAAGTTTATTTCTATAGCGAGCCATAACCTCACGGAGGTATTGCTCTGCCTTTACCTTAGGAAGATTGCCGACATCAATGTAGAAAATTCTACGTTCTGGAGCACGAGACAAACGATAGATAACCAGTGAATCTTCAATCATTCTTAACTGGTTAAGTGCCTTGATTGCTTTGTGTAAGAAACTCAACGTCATCTTTTTGTTGAGATCTTTAACGCCACAATCAGCAGTGGCAATAGAATCTTTTGCTATCTTAATTCCGTTAGCGGTAGAAAAATCCGAAGCGGAATTTGAAGGTAGTGAAGTAGTAAATCCTTTTGGATTGTAGAGATAGTATTCAATATAATCTCCCCAATCATACTCTAACGCTGTACCTCTAACTAAATGAGCATCAGCATTAGGATCTTTAATTTGTTGTCTTACTTTTTTTAATTTAAGTGGATCAATATATCTTAGTTCCAAGATTCCTTTCTTGGGATTATCTAAGTCAATAACTTTATGGTAAAATATTCTTCCGTCTACGTACCAATTACGAATAATGTTATGACATTTTTTATCAAATTGTAATAACTTTTTGATGTAATTAAATTCGTTAATAATTTTTGTTTTTAAAGTATCACTAATTTCTAAGTTAGATAACTCAATTTGTACAGGAGAATCGTTAGCATCGTTTACTACGAATTCGTTAACGATCTCATCCACGGCAGAATCACACTCTGGGTGCATCGCCATGTCTCTATATCTTTTGATATATTCGTATTCGTTTTTAGCGACCGCTTCGGTATCTACGTATGTGCCAAAATAGCCACCTGCTACGGTGGCTACGTTATCATCTTGGTTGGGGGAGATAGGAGATTGACCCCTACTTCCCCCTTCCTTATTAATTAGAAATCCAAATAGTTGACTCATAGTATGGTTTAAACACTGTATGTACTATTTATTATTTATTTACAGCACGGGTTGAAGCGTTAGCTCTTTGTCCAGATGATGGGTTAGTTACTGTCCAGTATGAATATTGGAACTCAACTGTAAACTCTTCAATCTGATCATTGCTATCATAAGCAAGATCAATTTGAGAAACATTCGTTGGGAAAGCATACTGAAGAGTGTACTCTCTCAAGATTGAAGATGAAGTTGGTTCGGCACTGCTGTTTTTCTCTAGCTGCTTAACTTTAATTGTTTGAGCATAACCATCAGAACCTGTTGATGGAGTGAATAGAGGAGCATAGTTGCCGTCATGAGTATTAATAGCTTCTAACCATTGCTCAAATAATCCACGAACCTTCATATCCTTATCGTTGAAGAAGGTTGCTGTCCAGGTATCGAAAGTACGATCCCCAGCAATCTTAACCGTTCTTCCTCTAAAAGGAACTTCAATTACACCTAAGTTTGATGCTGGTAGAGCAGCAGACTTACATAGAAGATTTGTTAACTCAGTTTCTTCTGGTTGAACTGTTCCCCCAGATAATCCTGTTGAAGATGTTGGAAAAGGAATTTCAACATAGAACATATTAGGCTTTACGCCTTGACCAATCTGTTGAATAAATTCCGAAATTTTTGACTTAACTGCCATTGTTCTTTACCTCGTAAAAGTTTTTTGTGATGAAATTACTGACCAATTACTTCAGCAAACGAAACACCAGTCTTAGTAGCAGTAAATGTTACTGTTACATAGTTGATCGAACGTGTTGGTTTAATGAAAATTTCAGCAACAAATTCGTTACGATCAATTACATCAGGTGTATTATTTGTCTCATCACAAACAACCAAGAAGTCGGTCACGCCTCTTCTTGCCTGAATTTCCGCCATGTATGAATTAATGGCACTTGAGAATGAAGATCTCGTGATCTCATCATTCTGTTCAAATAGAACTTGCTTAGCAAGACCTTCTACTCTCTTCTCAATATTGAGGAATAATCTACGAACGTTAATTCTATCAAAAGCACTTGGCGAAGCAAGAGCAGTTTTATCACCGAATAGAGTAACTCCAGCACCAGGGAAAGAAACAATAGGATTGATTCTATTCTGATAGAGTTCATCTCTATCTGCCTTATTTGGGTTGTATGCTAACTTAACAGCATTTCTTAATGAACCTCTGTTTAATCCAGCTGGCGAGAACCAATCATCTAAAGCAGCAGAAGTTGCTACACAAAGACCAGCGATGTCTCCATTACATGGTAAGTAACGATACTTATCATTGAAGCGATCATAGAAATACTTATAACCACTATCAAATACAGCATACGAAGTAGAAGTTAATCCATTAAAGAAATTAATGGTATTAATTTTTTGCTGAGAAACAGTTAAAGCTCCGTTAGCACCAATTTGATTTCCTTTGTGTGGTGATACAAAAGCAACACAATCTTTTCTAGAAGCAGCAATTGAAATTACTTTGGAAGCTTTTTGCTTAGTGTTGCTTTCTAACGCCATAGATCCACCCATTAAAACAAAATCAATAGTGGTCTCTTCTGTGTCTAGGAACATATCATAAGCAGTGCCGATTTCGTCAGCATTGTAATCGTAATCATCAGTTCCACCATACAATGTATTTTCGGAAACTAATGAAAGATTAAAAGTATCTCCTGATTCTAAATCAGTAGATGCTAATCCCCAAGCATAGTAACCAACTCCACCACCAGCACTTAGGGTAGCTGCTGGGTGAGCGCCAGTGAAAATATATGATGATTGTTGATTGATTACTGTTCTGTAATATGTGTTAGCGTTTTCTGAACTTCTGCCGTCAGATAGTTTTGATACATAATTAAATTTCTCTACAATAGAATTTGTTACTGTATCAACAATAGCGACGTGGAGTTCATCATACTTAATGCCTAGTGAAGCAGCGAAGTTTGAAGTTCCAGGGCGAGGTCCAACAGCACCAGCGGTTAATCCAGTTGAACCTAATGGAGCATTGCTGTACCAATCTTTTACGGCGGTGATATTAACTGGAACGCCGTCGTCATTAACACTGTCTCCAACCGAAACTAAAATGTTTGGATCGGCAAGAACAACAGATAATTCTTTTGTTGTAGCATCCCATGAAGCAATAGTAGCGTTTACATTATCATCAGCAGCAGCACAAGCAATTTGAATAACTGTGCCAGCAGTTAAAGTAATGTCAGCAGGTACAGAAGCAAGGGTTAGAATTTGATCAGCACCTCTATCAATAAAATAAACTGCTAATTTGTTTCCCCAAGTTCCAGCGTTTCTGGCAACAGCAACTTCACTTAAAGTTGTACCAGATTCCCACGCTAAATCATTTTTAACTAGAAAACCGCCATCGGTAGAAGCATTTTCTACTCCTGTTAAAGCACGAACTACAGCTAATCTACCACCGTAGTTTAGAAATTCTGAAGCAACAAACCAATCCTCGGCATTAGAGTCGGATGGTTTTCCAAATACTTCAATGAATTGTTTTTGTGAACTGATATTTACAATCTGGTCAATAGGACCTTTGGCGAAGGTCGAAGCAAAACCAGCTGTAATTTGCTGAGCACCAACAATTACGGCATTACTTAAATCACGCTCCTTTAATAAAATTCCAGGCGAGACTTGACTTGCCATGTTTTTCTCCTCTTTAAAGAACTCATTTTGATCTACAAATATTTATGAAAATGCTTTTTTCAAACGGGGAAACTATACACGAACAATCACCAGTCAGGGTATTCACATTTATCTAAAACAGAACTAGTCATTCGACTCAATACAATTCTTTTTTTAGTACAGTCTTTACACTCGTAAGAATAAGCAGATGGAAATGGTCTTTTATTTTTTCTGCTTAAATAAAAATCTGTAAGAAGATCTTTAATTTCTCCACAAGACCTACATTGTCTTTCGACAAATAGTAAATGATCTAAAGAAAATTGATCTTCTAAGTCCATTAGTAATTCCACATATAAGATACGTCTTCTTGGGTTTCTCCATATTCCCATAAAGATCCATCAGTAACAATACCTTCGTCTCCTTCAAGACCAGTTACAATAAATCCAAATGGTGACATGTCTTGTTCAATTTGATTTTTTTGTTCCTCGTAAATTCTTTGACGAACATCATTGTCCGTCATTTCCCTGAAGTAATCTTGTACAGCTAACCAGGCAAAAATAACAAGACACATTACTAAGTCATCATGGAATCCATCGTCCGCTTCAAACGATTGCTTTTTCTGAATAAATGTGGTAAGTTCAGATATGATTTCATAATCTCTAAACAATAACTTATCATCTTCAATAATTGCTTTAAGATTAGCACACCCAACTTTCTTAACTGTTATACTCATCTTGACGCCAAGTTGAGTTTTGGTTCCAGAGAATCCTTGCCCAACAATTTGTCCAGCACGCCCACGCATTGAACACATTAATACGTTAGGATATTCCAAATCGTAATTAAGAATAGATGCTACTTGATCACCAACATCATTAACTTCACATAAAACATAAGCATTGTTATATGCTCTTGCCAAATCATTAATAATGTTTGGAAAAAGCATTGGTTTAATTTCGTTATTTCTATACTTTGCTACAATTTTGTATGGTACGGTACTTATATCAAATATAATAAAAGCTGAATAGTCTCCTCCTATACCCCTTGACACATCAGCTGTTATGATGTATTCTGCTTTATCTTGTGGTTCTTCGTAAATATCCAATCCTTTATTTGATCTTAATGGAGTATCAAAAATTAATGAACGTAACTTAGAAGCAGAAATTAATGTATCAACTGATCCTAAGAATTCACACTCAAACTCCTGAGTGAACTGTCGTTCAGAAGTATTCTTGATTGTTTCTTCTTTC